ACTAGCAGTGCTGGCTGAACCAGTGTAACCTGTGCTACCGGTATATCCTAAACTACCAGTATAACCTGTGCTACCTATATATCCACTAGCAGTGCTGGCTGAACCAGTGTAACCTGTGCTACCCCAATAACCTGTACTACCAGTGTAACCTGTGCTACCTATGTATCCTAGACTACCAGTATATCCCTCACTGCCCCAATACCCTGTACTACCAGTGTAACCTGTGCTACCTATATATCCTGTACTACCAGTGTAACCTGTGCTACCTATGTATCCTAGACTACCGGTAAATCCAAAACTACCCCAATAACCTGTACTACCAGTATAACCCGTGCTACCCCAATACCCTGTACTACCAGTGTAACCTGTGCTACCTATGTATCCTAGACTACCGGTAAATCCAAAACTACCCCAATAACCTGTACTACCAGTATAACCTGTGCTACCTATATATCCTAGACTACCGGTAAATCCCAATGGTCCTATTTTTAAGATTAGATCACTATCGGTTGTTCCGTTTTTCCAATAATATTCTGATAGTACTCCGCCGGATATTACTCCGATGAGTAAGCCTTGATGGCGTGTAGATGTAGTTATTGACGCTATAGCAGTGGCGGTACTGTCATAGGGGCCGTAACGACTATCAAGTGCTAAGCCTGTTCCTATTTTTATATTGTCATTTAATAAAATTGCCATATACGGTTATATTTAATTAATAAAACTGATACACTCCGTTAGTGGTTTGTTGAGAAGGACTTATATAAATGGTGTACGATACACTGGACCAAAGTACTGTAGGAGAATTTACATTTACTGTGCCATTACGTTTCATAAATCCAGATGTTATTGAGCCATCGGGTGTTCCAATGTCACCGGTGTTAGTGGCATTTCCTACATTAAGCCATTTAGTTTTATTTGCATATGTTGCGGGAATCGCAAACCAAAGGAATTGACTATAAGCATTAAATGTAATACTAATTGTTCCACTGGCATTAGATAAATTTTTAGTTGATGTGCCCTCGTATATAATATTAGCAACTCTAGCTGCGGTGAAAGGGGATGCCTCTGATGAAACGCCCCAGAACCATGGATAAATTCCTGTAACAGTTACAACATCACTATTCAATGAACCGGCAGCAATAAAGTTTGTAGATGTTACTCCTTTATTATTTTGTTTAGGTAGGCCTGCAGCATAGAATGCAGAGCCACTCCATGATACACTGCTAGATGTGGTACTAATACCAGTTTCCTGTACTGATATTATTTTATAATAATAATTAGGGTTATTAGGATCAGCATAGCCAAACTGGGCTGCTACATCTCCAGCTGCGCCTTGTAAAGGGGCGGGTGTGGTTGGTATGAGTGGGGTGCCATTCTTAGTTATTTGTAATCTCGATAGTGCTCCTGCATCATTTTTAACCACAAGTAAAGTAATTTGCTGAGTGTAAATTACTCCAACTTCGTTAGGACCTGCAAATGTACTTTGTATTTGTATTGCAGGATAGGTATAAGTTGGCGCTTGGTCAGGAAATAATATAGTGTCTAATACTTCTACAATGCTTTTAGTTTTCCATGTAGATGCAGGCAGTACACCGGCACCGCCAATAGCAATGCTATTGGTACTGTCGGGTACTAGAGTATTATACACTGTTGTTAGTGTGTTGTTAGATATAGCTACACCGGAATTGGGTTTTGGTACCAATGTAGGTGGTACCAGCGAAGCTAACCACTGTATTTCTGTTCCTACAAAACCTTTAGCTACTGCTACTTCGTAAGCACTTAATCCTTTACTTCCCACATAACCAAAGCTGCCCCAATAACCTGTAATACCCTGTGTACCGGTACTACCAGTATAACCTGTGCTACCTATATATCCTAGACTACCGGTATATCCCTTACTGCCCCAATAGCCAGTAATACCCTGACTACCTGCATAACCACCGCTACCTGCATAACCTATAGTGGTAGAAACGGCTTCCCAAAAACGTGTATTCCATTTCCAAGTACGGTTTCCGTAGGTATAACGCTCATTTGGTTCTGGTTCTGTAGGAAATTGTAATGCCATATTAGTAGGTTTTCTATTATTTACCCTAATTATTTTTCAGGAGTCTAACTAAATTATCCCTTTAATCGTCGCTTGACTCTGGGATAAGTCCTACTACTGGTTGGTCGTTGTTTATAATTCTGCTTTGGATAAGTCTCTGCGTAATCTAGTTTTTCTTTAGGGTATTTTAAATATAAGTTAGGACCACCTAAAATTCCATTTATATTAGAAAATATAGCGGGTTGTCCAAATTCTGTACCGGGAAGTGGTGTGCTGAGTTGATCTTTAGTGGCGTATGCTTGTAAATATTCTTTAGCTTCAGTATATGTCATCCTAGGATAAGTTTCTAATGCACACGCTAATACTCCCGCAACTTGTGCAGATGCAACACTGGTTCCGCTGTAAGTTGATAGATAAGTAGTCCCTGCAATATTTCTTGGATCAACAGCAGGTGTGCCGCTAGTACCATACCAAGAACTTACAATTAATGTGCCCGGTGCAAAAATGTCAGTTCTTGGGCCCGCATTACTGTATGCGGCTTTCTTTTCTTCTGTTGTACTATCAATTGAACTTACATTAATAACCCCATCGGCGGCTGCTGGACTGCTGCCTCGATGGTAATAATAAAGAGATGTAGAAGTAATGAGAGCATTGTTAAAATTAAGGCCTGTGCTAACATCATTGTACATAGAATAATTACCGGCACCGCCAACAAATATGATGCCAGCAGCCAATCCGTCTGCTATGTCTGCATCTAATGCGCTATCCCTGACACCAAAACTTATAACGCTTGTACTGCTGATAAGCCCTAGATAATTTTTAAACGCATTCCAAGATGCAGGCGCAGGCGGCTTGTTAGATATTACGTCTTGAAATTGTATCTTTGGTATATTATCCAAATTTTGTGAGGTTGTTAATTCCCAACTTAAATTCACAATAGTTGGGTTTTTTACACCTGTAACTGGATTGATTGGTTTTGAATTATGAAAAGCCCTAATATAGTCCATGACATAATAAGACCAATTGGTGGCAGCATTATCATTGTTACTGGGATAGGGATTTATATTGTATATGTTTGCACTGCTGGCCCATCCTTGAGTGTTACCTGCAACAACTCCTGCAATATGCGTACCGTGAGCACTATCATTATATCCAAGAGTGGGAAAAGTGTATAGATAAGTTCCTGCTGCGTCGGTGCCCCTCACAGCTACATTGTGCTGAAACCAGTTATACTGAATTACCCTACTCCCGCCTGATCCATCCGTATTAACAGCAAATTCTGGATGGCTGTTTGTAATGTGTCCATCACATATAACCACATCTACATTTTTTCCTGTGTTGGTTATATTGATAGTACCAGCTGCGGTATTGGTTCCGTCAGAACCCCATCCAGAAATGGTATATCCGTTAAATGATCTTAACAATGCCCAATTCTTAGAAGAAGGTGCAGCAGTTAATTGTTTGCTCCACGAATTTGAATATTGCACCGCTATTGGTTTAATTTCCAAACCTTTTTCGGTATATGTTAAATCAACATCTTGTACCCTTGGATCTTTTCTTAGTTCTTCTGCTTCAAATTGAGTTAACAAATAGTGAGTATTTCTACTAATAGGTCGCCTGTCAGAAAGCACAACTTGCCTGTTCGGAATATATAAATCTCCCCCGACAGTTTCCATGTCGTTATAAAATGCATCTAGGTCTTGATATTTTTTTAAAGTTACCACATATTCGCGTAGTGTTTGATTGTCAAACTCTATGATACCATCATCTGAACGTACTAATAAATTAAAAATTGAAGTATCCGTTGATAATAGGTCCATGTTAAACCTCAGTCTGAACCATGGTCAATGTTACTGTGATACTTGTTGATGCCCCAGAATAATTTGTTACTGAAATTGGTATAATGTTAGTAACAGGATTTTCGTCGTTGAATCCCAACACCGCTGGGGTTAACGTAATTGTTTGTGAAATTGTGGTTATCACTTCGGTTATTACTCCTGCATCGCTAGCAGGATCTAAATTTGATAATCGATATAGGTCAGCTGTTCTTGCAGCCGATGTTGCATAAATTCTAACCCAAGCAGCCGCAGAAGTCTGTATTTTATAAAGGTTATATCCTTTAAAAGCAGTGATATTGATTGATCCAGTATTTTGATTAGCTAGTGCTACAATAGTTCCAGCAATTGTTGATCGAGAATTAATGCCAACACTACCAGTATAACCTGTGCTACCTATATATCCTAGACTACCAGTATAACCAAAACTGCCCCAATAACCAACACTACCTCGATATCCAGTGGATCCCCAGTATCCGGTATTTCCCTGCAGGCCAAGGAATCCACTAGCAGCAATTTCTACCCAGTTTGCGCTAGAGCCATCATCAGTCCATACTAATTCTGCACCTGTCAAAGCATCTAACCATCTATCACCTGCAACTGGTCCATCTGGTCCTCCCTGCGGTGCAGTATCACTATATACAAAAGAACTTTCACCTTTAGATCCAGCGTATCCTTCACTGCCGGTATATCCTGTACTACCAAAATATCCCAATGCAGCATATGCACCAGGGATACCTTGACTACCTACAAATCCATCAATGCCTTGACTGCCAGTAAATCCAATACTACCAGTATACCCTAGACTACCAACATACCCTAGACTACCAGTAAAACCCGTGCTACCTATATATCCTAGTTCACCGCGTTCTCCCTGAGAACCGTCATTACCATCTATCCCTTGTATTCCGTCAGCACCACGTACACCCTGAATACCCTGAATACCTCTACTACCTGTAAAACCTCTACTACCACTAAAGCCCACACTACCAGTAAAGCCTCGACTACCAGCGTAACCAACACTACCCCAATAACCTGTACTACCAGTATACCCTGTGCTACCAACGTACCCTGTGCTACCAGTATATCCCACACTACCAGTATATGCCATACTACCAGTATAACCAAAGCTACCAGTATAACCAAAGCTACCCCAATATCCAACTACACCTTGACTGCCAGTAAACCCCTGACTACCAGTATACCCAAAGCTACCAATATATCCAGTTGCGGTACTTGCTGATCCAGTATAACCTGTGCTACCTATATATCCTAAGCTACCTGTAAAACCTCTACTACCTGTAAAACCTCTACTACCCGAATAACCTTTACCCGCTACAATAACAGGTATAATAACTTCCAAATTAAATGTAGCAGTGGTTGATTGTGGCTTTTTATCATATACTGTAACAACATAATTTGTTGATGAAAATTTAGTATCAACCTGTCCTAATAGATGTCCACTAATAGGATCAAACTCTAATCCAGACGGCAGCGTAGTAGGTAGTATACTGTAGGTATATGGCGCAATACCGCCAATTGCTGTAACTGGTTGAAAATTATTAGTTGAATAAATTTCTAAACTATATATACTTTGTCCAGCAGTTGCTACTAACGGGTCTGGAGTTATTTCATTTATAAGTAGACGGAATGACCCACTATTAGATTGCCCATAAGTATCAGTTACGGTTACTGTAAATGTGGTATCTGTTCCTGCTATTGGTGTTTCGTCAATTGTTCCATTTATATATCGTAGTGATGATGGCAGTGATCGATCTAATGCATAAGTAAGATTTCCTGACCCTTGGGCACTTATAGGAATAATAGGAGTAATATACTGAAGAGCTGTTCCATTTATTGTAGGATGGTCTATCGAAATAGTTATAGGTTTAGGTACAACATTAAGTAAGAAACTAGTACTAGAAGTTTGTGGTACTGTTAAAGAATCAGTAGCTGTAACTACATAAGTTGTTGTAGCTGAAGTAATACTAGCTACACCACTAATAGCACCACTTGATAGATCAAATATAAGTCCACTTGGAAGATTTGGCGGTTTAGTATATTTGATTGTACCTTCACCGCCGGAACCTAGTACTGGTGTAAATGATGGAAAACTACTATTAAGTAATAACGTAACACTAGCAGTAGTTGCAGTAGTAGTTAACGATGGAGGTTCTTTTATATATAAATTAAAAGTTTTGAAACTTGAATTATTTGCACTATCTGTAACAGTTACAGTAAATGTTGTTGTAGTTAATAATGTTGTACTTGGTGTACCACTTATTTCACCAGTAGAATTATTAAAATTAAGCCCGCCAATATTATTAAATGTAATTAATGGCGATAATGTAAAGCTATTTCCACCTGCACCATACGTAGCTGTTACTGGGGTAAATGAAGTTATTAATTTACCCCTAGTCAACTGCATGTTCACCGGAGCCACCGACGGTGGAGCATATGCAGTTGCTAGTGGTCTATATGTAACTATTAATGCATAAGTCTGACTACTAATTTGCCCTAATCCATCAGTGACTTTTATAGTATATGTTTTAGTCCCATTTGTATTTGTGGACGGGCTTCCACTTATTTGTCCATTGGTGGTACTAAACGTTAATCCAGTGTCTGCTGCAAGGTCAGTAGGTAATGTTTCAAACTTTAACGGAGGGGTTCCTGGAGAAACAATAGTAACCGGAGTAATTGCACTGCCAATACTTTCATTTTTGTAAAATGTACTACTTGAAATCGTTGAAGTAGTTGCAAGTGCGGGTGCATCCTGTACTGTTAATACAAATGTACTAATGCTTTGCGTGTTTAACGAATCAGTGACAGTAACAGTATACGTATTTGATCCCGATGTACTAGTGCTTGCTGCTGTACCAGAAAGTACGCCAGTAACTGTACTAAACGACAAGTTGGGTGGTAAACTTGGACTAGGATTAATAGCATATGTATATACTTCAGAGCCACCAGTAACAGTTACTGGTTGATATGAATTCGCTACTAACTTTGTGAATACTTTAGGTGTTATAACTGTAGGTACAATTGCCCTTGTATTAACAGTTAATGTAAATGTACCGGTTGCAACCTGCTTTGCTTGATCAGTTACTGTAACTGAAAAAGTAGTAGCAGTTATTAGATATGTTGACGGTGTACCTGTTATCTCACCATTCGATGTATTAAAATTAAGTCCGGTGGGCAACAATACATTATTTGTACCAGTGATAACATATTTTAATGTACTGTATCCGGGTGATGTTGTATAAACCGGAGTAAATGCAGTTACTGGATCTTTATGTAATAATGTTTTACTTCCAATTGATCCTACAGTTAATGGAAGTGGATTATCTATTTGAATAGTAAATGCAGTACTACTTGTTTGCAATGCTGCATCAGTGACTGTGACAGTATAAGAAGCTACACCACTTGTTGCAGTAGTAGGGGTTCCAGAAATAGTTCCACCAACAACTGATCCATTTGTTACAGTTGTAAATGCTAGTCCTAATTGTGAAGTTATATTAGGTGCAATAGAATATTTGTATGCGCCATCACCATTAGATGCAGTTACTGGGGCAGCGGATGTGATAGGTACACCTACTGTACCTGATATTCTACCAACAACTGCTAATGTAGTGTTTAATGGTACAGACAGAATAGACAGCGTAAATGTTGCAGTCTTGGTTTGAGGTGTCGGAGCTTGGTCAGTTACTGTTACTATAAAGGGAGTCGACGACAACAACCCACTAGGAGTACCACTAAGAACACCTGCACTTGAAAAACTCAGCCCAACTGACGCTAGTGTAGCAGTATTCGTTACAGTAAATGTTTTATTCAAATAACCATTATTAGCACTAATTGGGCTAGTTGGCAACCCTGCCGAACTGTTCTTAGTTAAACTAATTGTTGGCGAATTAACTGATACTGTTAATGCCGGTAATGCAGTTATCTCTAAAGAAAAAGATAATTTATTAGTGGTCGGAGGAGTATTTGAATCAGCGACAGTAACTTCAAAACTTTTTACGCCGCCTGTTACTGTGGTTCCGGGTCCTCGAACAGTACCAGTTGTAAAAGTTAAACCATACGCTATTACATCCGGTGATATTGTATAACTTAGTGGAGCAATACCGCCTGTGCCTAATATTGGTTTAAATTCTGTAAATGGAACTGTTTGAACATACGAATATGCTTGACTTTGAGCTAACGCAACATTTACCGCAGGTGCTTTAACTTCTAATGTAATTAATTTAGATGAAGTTGCTCCAGCACCATCAGTGACAAGTATTGTATATGATTGAGACCCTGATGCAGAGGTAGGCGTCCCTGATATTACCCCAGTTGAATTTATGGATAAACCAGTTGGTAGGCCACCAGGCGCAGTAAAAGTCTTAGTACCGGTACCTCCCAATGATCTAACAGGTGTAAACGATACTGCAACATTCTGCGATAATACTGAATTATACGGATCTAGTACTGTGTCTAAAGGTTGAGCACCACCGGTGATTTCTAAATTAAAAGATTCAGTTTTACTCTGACCTGTAGCATCGGTAAATCTAACAGTAAAGCTCTTTTTTGCCAACGGAGCAGTAGGGGTACCGGCAATTAAAATCTCAGTATAATTATACCACGATAAAACTCCACCTGCATCAGGTATTGTTTTTTGACCCACATCAGTAATAGTGGTTAAAGATGTACTACTCCAGGATACTTGATTTGGGATTCCTGTTCCACCGCTTGCAGCAGGACTTGCATTGTATTTTAAAGTAATACTAGTTGCCGTTACAGCTTTACATTCCCAAATACCATTATATGATAATTTAGACTGTCCCCGTACAGCATAAAATTTTCCAACAACTGGAGATAACCCTGTTAATTTACTTGCAGTAAATGTAAATGTTACTTGAAATGTTGCGTCTTGTGTGGGAGCTGTACCTGTAACATCTATGGTCGTTACGCTAGTATATAAACTTAGTCCATCGGGTAATGTATCCACTGTGACAGTGTATGGACACGGAGTGGTAGAAGGATTTGCTGCGCCACCGTATACAGATATGGGGACAAATGATGTGAGCTGACCAACTGCTGTTAAATTATCCAGTGATAATACACTTGATATTAATCCAGGAACTGTTCCAGTTCCCTTGCCCATGGGGCTAATGCCACTTAATCCAAGATATGTATTTGCAGGGTTAAAACTACCGTATGCTATTTTACCTGCATTAAAAGTGTTGCCAAGTGTACCTACGGATGCTACACCAGTAGGGACACCGCCAATATATATGTCTTGGCTTCCTGCGAATGCATCTGCTAGTATAGCAGCAGGATTCGGTGTTTTCGGGGGAATGGGGGAAAAGAATATAGACACAGTATGATATTTATTTTATTAAATTTACATTATTACGCCACAACCGGATACAATTGTAGGAGATTAAGTACACCGCCACCAGTGTCAACCATGACATATAAAACAGGCAAGATAGGATCACCGGGCGCTGCTCCCGAACCATCATCATAATAAAAATCCCCATTTTTCATATCACTAGTGGTTAATCCAAGAGCAACATCGGAATTGAGATACATTTTTGCAGGAGAAGTTGATTGAGTAGTTCCATCTGGGAATGTTATATTTCCGCCCAGTCCTAGGATTATAGTAGCAAATGTAACTGTACTGGTAGTGTTTAAATCTTGATTGGCGCCTGGACCTTGACTGCCAGTATAACCAAAACTACCCCAATACCCTCGACTACCGGTAAAACCAAAACTACCCCAATACCCTGCACTACCATTATATCCAGCAGATCCATTATAACCAGCAGAACCATTATAACCAGCAGATCCATTATAACCAGCAGATCCATTATAACCAGCACTACCCCAATAACCTTGATCACCTCGACTACCGGTAAAACCAACACTACCAAAATACCCCTGAGCACCCGATACTCCTAGTGATCCCCGTGATCCCGTAAATCCATCAACGCCTTGACTACCAGTAAATCCTAGACTACCAGTAAATCCTAGACTACCAGTAAATCCTATAGCGCCTTGGGTTCCTGTACTACCAGTAAATCCAATAATACCAATACTACCACTATACCCCCTACTACCTGTTGGGCCTACGGGACCTGATATTACTCCAACGTTTACCCAACCTGCCGCAGCACCGCTAATATTACCAGTCCAGACTATTAAAGAACCGTCCGATGCATCTATATAACCGTCACCTAATGAACCAATATAACCATTTGGTGGGGGGCTGCCATCATACAACGGCTGTACCATGTATCCCAATGAGTCAACATAATAGGGATTAGATAGATAATATGTACTAGTGACTTCACCTTTAATTTTAACTGAAGTACCATCTTTGCCTCGACTACCACTATAACCTAGTTCGCCTCGACTACCGGTATAACCAACGCTGCCAGTATAACCAACGCTGCCAGTATACCCAACGCTGCCAGTATACCCAAAGCTACCGGTATAACCAATGTAACCTTGACTACCTGTAAATCCGGAGCTACCTGTGTAACCTCGACTACCTGTAAATCCAAAACTACCTGTGAATCCGTCTATACCCTGACTACCTGTAAATCCAAAGCTACCAGTATAACCTTGACTACCTGTAAATCCAAAACTACCTGTAAATCCAAAGCTACCAGTATAACCGAAGCTACCCCAATAACCTGTACTACCTATATATCCTAGACTACCAGTATATCCTAGACTACCAGTATATCCTAGACTACCAGTATATCCTAGACTACCAGTATAACCAATGTTGCCTTGACTACCAGTATAACCTTGACTACCTGTAAATCCAAAACTACCTGTATAACCAAAACTACCTGTATACCCTGTGCTACCCTCATGCCCTTGACTACCTGTATAACCGATAGATCCAGTATAACCTTGACTACCTGTGTAACCAAAGCTACCTGTATAACCAAAGCTACCTGTATAACCAAAGCTACCTGTATAACCAAAGCTACCTGTATAACCAAAGCTACCAATGTAACCTCGACTACCTGTATAACCAATAGATCCAGTATAACCTATACTACCTATATAACCACTAGCAGTGCTTGCTGAACCGGTATAACCACTACTACCTGCGTAACCTCGACTACCATAAAATCCTTGCGGGCCTCGAATTTTACCTACATTTGTCCACCCTTGGCCAGTCCAAACATGAAGTTCACCGTCTTCTTGTGTAATGATAATACCATCGCCGGGGTTGGTCCCAGGAAGCAGACCATATTCTAAATTTAATTCAGATGCATAATCTAAGCTACCTATAATTTTTACGGAAGTACCTGCAGGTCCTTGTATACCTTGACTACCTACATATCCAATATAGCCTTGACTACCAGTGAACCCGACACTACCTGCGTAACCTCGACTACCAGTAAATCCAAAGCTACCACTATAACCTAAATTACCTTGACTACCTGTATACCCTATTACCCTGCCTGCATCAATCCATGTGGTAGTACCCTTAACCCATAAATCTCCAGTTGCACTATCTATTACACTTGTGCCTGAAATTGCAGTAGAAAATGCTGCATTTAATGTTGTTTGAGGATTGTTAGGAGGGGAAACATTTACATCGGGTACAGAACCAGCAACATTAATAATTGTGCCGCCACCAACATTACTAGAGATAGTAACTGTTGTTCCAGAAGTAGTAACTGTTGTTCCGGTACCACCGATTATAGTTGGCAGTAATTCGGAGTTGGCAAACATTCTAATGCCGCCTGGAGTAACTCCGTCACCCAATCTTAGGTCGCCAGTAGTTTCATCCCAAAAGAGAACACCCGGAGCACCGATGAACTGTTCGGCAACGACCGTTATTATTCTACTACCGGATAATTTATACATTGGCATCTGGGTCTTCCTCCCTCAAACGCCTCTAAGGCAACTGCTTGGTTTCTGGATCTACTTCGTCTTGTGTAAGATCTTTAATGATTGGACTGATTTTTCCAACATCAGCTTTTTGTAATTCGATCTGTTGTTGTAATGGAGGCACCATAACTGGATCTTGTTTTAATTCACTTGGATCAATTGGGCCGTCATTTTGACCCATGTCGATTTCAGGTTCACCATCACCATTAATTTTAATATTGATTGGGATATTTATTGTAAATTCTCGTGCTCTCATACTAGTATTTATGTTATAGGACTACTACTCAAGTACTGTGGATATCTCTTATTAAAATGGCGCATGATAATGCCCGCCATTTGATTAGCTTGATTCTCTTCTGGACTACCTGTGTTGCCACTTTGGTCGTTCAGTTGGTGTTCTGAGTCCTGTTTATAGTGTGTTAGTTCGTGTGCCACTGTACGTAGTATGTCGTTCGGATGACGGTCTGCCAGTGCAACATGCAGGGTATGCTTACCATTGACATACATACCAAATGTTGGTTGCTGTGTATCTTTGATATGCGATGTAAAATGCATCTTAGGCAAATGATCTAACTCTAAGTAATGCATGGCTAGAGGTAAGAATTTAGAAAACATTTCTACAAAGTTTTTTATTTCTTCTTTACTGATTGATTCCTGCAGATTGCTGTCAAATTTACCGCTAGGTAATGAAAGACTAAATTTTATAGAAATTGCTGATCTAAATTTATCGTAATTTACATTATTAGAAAATAAGAAAGTTTGATAATATGAAGAATTGTGTAATCGAGAATCTGGCAACTTACTTCCGTCCGAGAATTTATATATTGTCATTCCATTTTCGTTCTTTACATCAACTAATTTAACTGGAGTTGTGTTGGTGTTCCCATAAACTTTTAAACCAACTGATAACAATGCAAGACATACAGGAATAAATTTTGAACCAACTTTTGGTTCATCTGAATAATGAGAAAGATTTTTAATGTACTCAATGTCAGCAGAATTTATATTATTGTTTTCTAATAATACACCTGCTTGTTTATAATGGAACTGTTCAAACAATTCTAAATTAACATCAATGTCTGAATTCCCATTTATATCAACAAGGGGTTTAGTAAAATCTTGTGCTCGCATAGTATTATGTTTTATATCCTCGATCGCCGGGTTTAATCTCGTAGCTGCCCTTTGACCAATTTTTACCATACTGATTTTGTGGTAATAGATCATCAAAACTCAAATTTTTAGAAATTCTATCTTTAATAGCAGCATAGGCTTTTTTAACAACGGCCTCATTGTCAATCATATAATATGGTTGTATAATACTACCTGAGGTAGGAGTATTACGATATGCTATAGTCCATGTATTGGTGTAGTTGTCTGTCTTAAGTTCTAATTTTTTTGGATCAGTATATTTTTTGGCAGGAGGTATTTCTTTAGGTGCATTAGGTTCAGTTGTTTTAGGTTCAGCAAATGATCTCCAAGGCTCTATTTTAACACCCAATTCTTTAAAGTGAGTGACGATTGCAGGCGGCACTTTTAATTTTGGATCATATTGTACAGCAACAACATATGGCGCTTTTACAGGAATAGGTTTATAAACTCGTTCTTCGGATTCTGTTCTACCATATCCTATACCAACTTTAGGTTTAGCAATAATGCCTGCTTGAGTTAGTGCATCTTTATCAACAACAAACTGAGCAACTCCTCCTCCGTAGGGGAATCTTAATCGTTGATCTCTAGTTAGACTAATAACATCCGGATTGGCTTCTTCACTATCATCATCAGGATTACGATCAAAATCGAATACTCCTTGCGGCTTAATAAATCCACTTTTTAATATGGCAGATACAGTTTTACCATCAGGTACTCCGTGATATAGGTAGTTTCCGCTAACTGCTTCTACAATAAATTCAAGTGCTCGCATAGTGTTATTTAGTTGCCGCTTACTTTATGCGGCGCTGACTTTATTAAGGCGCAGCAGTGTAATTACACCCGGTGCTTACGGCACAACTCGGACGCCCGGGCAAGCAAGCTCGCCCCCGTGACGACAACGGTCCCTAAGGTAAGGGTTATTCTTCCGGGTATGGGATACCGATCATACTTAATCCAAATCTACTCAACCCCTCAACAATATCGTTAAACAGCATTGTAAGAATTGCAAGGACGGTTGGGCCCATCATCCTCTGGATAGACTGGATAATCATTGTTGGTTGTTAGAAGTATTTGTACCACACTTCTGCCTCTTGCTGTTAGTCAATGCGCCAAAATCTACAGGCCATTCTTGCCCGGGTTGTAATTCTTTGGCATCTTTAGGATAAGCATACTTAACTCCGGCAGCAATTTCAATTTGTCCAACTGGTACACGGAACTTGGTCAAATCATTACCCAAGTTAGGATATGGTTTGGTGTGAGGGAATGCCCATCCCGCAATTTCATTTGTTTGATTATTAATTACAATTTTATAGAAACCATGTGGAACAATTACCCCTGCTCCAATTTTTGGATCTTGGCCATTGTACATACCACCAACATAGACTGTATAACTTTGATTACGCTGTACAGTCCATCCACGTACACTAGTTTCTAACAGCTTCCAAATGCCTCGATTTAATGATCCGGCCTGCGGACTCATATTGGTCATTAGGAAACTTTCATACTCTACTTGTACATCCCATGATAGATCACCGTCTGGACTCATGTGTCCTTTGTCATAACCTGTACCTGCATAGTCATCCGGACGAGCACCACCTGGAACACTTTGATCAGCCACAAAAGCATTAGTACGGGCAACACATCCCAGAGCGTTTTGCGGCAATAGTTCGTAGGTTACATATTTTGGTAGTTTAGCAGCCGCATCATATCCTACTAGATACGCTTGGCGACAAATTGGTTGTACACCTACTGTTTGTGGGAATCCATATGGTGCATGTACTTTACAGGTTTGTGGATCTTGTGGAGCACGTTGTTCCCAGGCTTGTACCGGATTCGATACCGCTAGTAACAATACAAGTAGAATTTGTTTCATATTAAACTAACGGAACTATGGATAATACACCCGATCCAGCACTGGCAATTACTGATACTTTATCGCCTGAGTTGAAATTAAACTCCAATGGCATATTTGATGGCATAACAAATCCAGATGAGGAAGCATTTGTATTTGTACCAAATGCTAGATAAACAACTGAGGTAGCTGCTGATCCGCCTGAAGTAATTAAAATTCTAGAAGAATAGATTGCTGTGCTTGTAGTAGCGGAAACATTGCCAAAAATAACATTTTGATATCTAGCGGTACCTGTAGATGTGTATAGTGTAATACGTTTATCCATAATATTTTCCTTATTATAGATTATTTACCATATTAAGTTAGATATGATATGGTAATTTTTGGTATACCTGGTTTAGTTGACTCTTTTTTAAGCCTATGCTATAATATTATACTAAGTGGTATATTTGTTCAATAAATACATGTCTAATATGCTTCTCAAACTACACCTTTATTATGTGAGATTTTAAAATTACTTGTTTAATACTAAATGCTGACGTAAGCCCAGTTTCTCTACTTCCGCTGAGTACAATCACGTGGGAAGAATCCATACGATATTTGGTATCGGATAAAGCTACGGTTTTAGAATGGTATGAAGATTGGATTGTACATAGTGCAACTTGGGAAACCCGTGTGCCTGCTGTTATGATCTTAAAGGAATACCAGAAAAAGAAAACTTCTGTGCGTTTTAGCAAACAGAATGTATTCCTGCGCGATTTGTTCACTTGCCAATATTGCGGTATTGCTGTGACTAACAAAACTTCAACATTGGATCACGTACTACCAACTAGTCACGGTGGTAAGACCACTTACGAGAACTGCGTCTGTAGTTGTTCTAGATGTAATGCTAACAAAGGCAATGATAAACGGATTGTTCCCAAGATCAAACCATTTAAACCCACATACTTCCAATTAATAGATAAGAGGAAGAAAATGAAGTTTGATTTACGTCATCCAAGTTGGGCAACGTATCTTACATAAGAAAAGCGCCCTAGGGCGCTTTTTTATCTCTCACGGTACACTATTCGGCATTTTGACATATCATATGGACTTAGCTCAATCCGCACTTTATCACCTGTGAGGATTTGAATTTTGTTTTGACGCATCCTGCCACTGATGTGACCCAACACTGTCGGCCCTTGCGCTATCTTTACTCTGAACATTGCATTTGGCAAAACTTCTTCCACTATGCCCTCTGTTGTTATTGCTTCTTCTTTGCTCACTTAAACTGTTTCTCCTTTTAGGCCTTTGATCACTAGATCCTTGGCACGGTTATTTAACAATCTTTCTTCTTCAGCTAGCATCATTTCAACCATTACTTTAGTATATTCAACAACAGCTAATTTACCTTCGTCAGTCCAATGACTGTAATCACTACCTACGCCACTGTGAAGATAATACTGGCGATTCAACGCAAGGGCATGAATGCCCGCATAAAGTGTTTCTTTAAGAGCCTGTTGTTCCATATTAAATCTTTTCGCCAGCTACAAAGCCACGGAAACGGAGGAAACGTGGAAAACGCAACGAATAAGTACCGTCTTGGTTTTGTGTAACAGCATCTGCTCTTACTTCCACAATCTGACCAGGGAGGCTATCACGACTAGACCAAAACTCAGTTCGATCACTATCGCTAAACCCACTACCGCAATTGACAACAATAGCCTTTCCGTCGTCCACTCCGGAGCAGACCAGTGCACCAAGACGGCCTTCATTTTTGCCTGTACCTTCTTCAACATCTGTAACCTCCAACGACACTTCAATAAAAGGCTTCATCTTGAGCCAACTGGCATGACGCTTACAAACATAAGGTGCATCCAGATCTTTAATCATAATGCCTTCAAATCCTGCGTCAATTGCATCCTTGTTGTATTGTTTGAATTGCAGTTCTCCAACATAACTACCTAAATCAACTTCAATCTGTGGGATGATATCGATACTGCCAACTTTGTCCAACACAGGTTTCATACCGCGTAACAGATTACTGCGGCGCTTCTGACCCATGATGCTTTGTCCTGCTTGGAATTCACTCAATGGCAATACATCAAACAACATCAAACGAGCATCATCAGTTTGAGCATCGCTCTTACGGTGCACCTGCTTCATCAGTGCTTGAAAACTGCTACTAACCATCTCACCATCCAGAACCATACTGCGCTCAAATAGTTCAATGTTGGCTTCAATTGCACTTGTAATATGTCCAAAGTTTTCCAACACTTTACCATTACGGCTATACATTGTAGCCGTCTTGTTGGCTGCATTGACAATAGTGATTACACGGACACCATCTAACTTAGGTTCAAGTAGTTTTTTACCTGTGATCTTCTTTTCGTGATTGGCACCATCATGTGCTAGCATACATTCAAACACTGGTACAGGTTTGATCGTTGGGTATGTGTTGAGCACTTTGTTTACAGTCTTTTCACTAACACCGCAACGTAGATCTTTAATAAGAATACGGCGATACCAATCATTCCATTGGTTACCTGTACTAGCACTCAATGCCAATTCGATAGCATCACGGGCATTGTGTCCTGTAAGTTGTCTTGTGTATAGCAAATGAGCCAGCTCTTTAAATGCTACCCAGGGTAGTCCTTGCCCATCTGGACCGCTATGAGTTGGGACTTTTTTTACACCAAATGTATAAAGTGTATCAAGTGCCATACGCATACCTTCAAACAATTCTGTATTATTTGCTTGAGCTTCTGCTTCAATAATACTTTCTTTATTTAAACGGCTAGGATGATCTTCTAAAATTCGGATAATACTATCGCAATTACTCATAGGTACTTTCAAAGAGTGTGTTTGTAATGCGTTAATTATACAGGGATTTACCCAGGCTGTCAACTAGATTGTTATCAAATTAAACTGAAAAACTTGAACCACATCCGCAAGTACTGGTTGCTCCGGGATTTTGGATAACAAAACTGGATCCATTTAATTCTTCTTTATAATCAATAGTAGAACCCGTTAAATATTGCATACTCATTGCATCTATTAAAATAGACAGGCCGGACTTTTTAATTAAAAAGTCATCTTCATTTTGTTCCTCATCAAAAGTAAATCCATATTGAAATCCACTACATCCACCACCTTGTACAAATGTGCGTAGTTTTAATTCTGGATTGTTTTCTTCTGCTAATAAATCAGCAATTTTTAATATTGCAGAATCAGTGATGTTTATTTGTTCCATATTAATATTTATACTATAAATATCATACATGATTACCGTAACCGACACAGCGTCTAAAAAGATTAAACTGAATCTGGCAAAACGTGGCAAGGGCGTGGGTATTCGTATTGGTGTAAAGACTACAGGATGTAGTGGATTGGCCTATGTGTTGGAATATGTGGACGAATACACAGCTGAAACGGGTGTTACCAACTATGCTCAAACTGACTTTGTGGTATTGATTGATGCCAAAAGCCTAGTGTATCTAAATGGCTTGACTATGGATTGGGTTCGTAATGGACTTAATGAAGGATTTGAATTTTTAAATCCTAACTCTAAAGGAGAATGTGGTTGTGGAGAAAGTTTTAGAATATGAAATATTGGTCTAGAGAACATACAAAAGAATGGATTGCTCAGCTAGAGGATCGATTAGAAGATATTGCATATTATCTTGAAAAAACAGAAACCTGGTGTGACAATTACGGGATCGATGACGAACGTGTGGTTTTTATGTGTATGTTTCTAACATGCATTTGGGTTAGTCAATTACGAGATGAAGATATCACCTATGTTGAACTTATGGAAATGTTGGGTGTGGAATGTTCAAAATCTGGGGAAGAAAAGTTCTACGAATTAGATAACAAATATCTAAATCTCACACATATTGAACTATTAGAAGAAGCTGTGGCTCACTTTGAGCCAGGTGAAGATTAATTACTTGCCGCTGTAATCTTTAACTGCGCCGCCGTACTTTACGCTTTTAGCTTTGTGGCCGTTTAATGCCTTGCCGCTACCTGCAACGCCCTGTTTACCTGTGCCATCAGTGTGGCCAGTATCGTGTTTGAGCAGGCCGAGACTAACACATTGGCTGTATCGAACATTGCTTAATCTAGAATGCCCAACTGAACAATCGCTGCTAGTTGGGTGTGCTAATTTCTTTTCGGACAATAGTTCTGTGATCTTCATTCGCAATTCCACTTTTTTAGTGCAAGGGCTTTTCTAGTAGGGTCACCATTGGGTTTCTTCATAGGACCATCAACTCCGCCCATTCTAGCACAGAATGATTTACGGCGGTTGGCTGCTTTGCTACCGGCTTTTAACTTACTAGGTTTAGTGGTCACCGCTGTTTGCAATTTGCTACCCGGGTTCTCTCTACGGTAAGAAGCAACTCCTTTGGCATTTAGGCCGCCGGATTTGCTTTTACCTGCTTTACGGCGCCAGGCCGCAGATTCATCAATAAATTCGTATGCTCGCATTCAAGTATTTATATTACTTGAACACAATCATTCCCAACATCACTACTTGACCAATAAATCCTAAGCAGATTGTAGAAACATACAAGAAGTTCTTTTCAATTAGACTCTTAAAGAACAATGTAGTCAGTGCCGCCCAAACAAACAACATAAGATCGTAAGGAGGTAGTTTGTCGCTTTGTGCTAGGATCATTGCAAGTAGTGTAGGTACGGATGCAAAGTGTAGTAGCACAATAGTAATCCAACCTAGTGTATGAGCACTAATATGCCCTAGGTGATCTTTAAAGAATGTATAAACAAAATCAACTGCGCTAGTGATATATCCAAAGAATTTCATTTTAAGTCCTTGTTTGTAAAAAATGTGATATGTAATTTATTCATAAAATATATGTTGACCAATTTGTATAATACGTTTACGTTTCCATCCCGGCGATATATACGAAGCATGATAATACAGTGCTTTGTCTAAACTAGGTAAACGGAAGCCTTCTAGGAGAACTTTCTTGGCCACTTCCTCGCTTTCTCTGTAGCTGGCATTGTTAGGTGGTCGCATACTTGAATCTCTATCACACGTCCAAGAAAACTGGCATATAACCTTTTCATAAAAGACATTGCGTTGATAGATTGTTTTGCAAATATCATCCGGAAACTGCCCGCTTTTTACACGGTTTATTGTTACCTGCGCGACGGCAACTCTCCCCTCAAATGACTCGTTGCCTGCTTCATAGTAAATATTTTTGGATAGACACCCTAGTTGTCTTTCTCGCAAGGCTGAAGTGATTTGAGAGCTCTCAACGGGTGTATATTTGTCGAGCTTATCGAGCACAACCCAATTGAGCATAAACACTGATGTTATCAGTGCCAGTACCATTAATGCAAATGTTACTGCGGATAGTGCTGTTTTAGAAACTTCAGGTGCGTATACCTTGTCTAATGTTAATTCAGTCATAGTGACCTCCTTTTTCGTTGATGGTAAAATAGTTATGCTACAACGACTATTATACCGTCAAGGCAGGTAAAAAACAACAAGTTTGACTGAGTTAGTGAATAATATGCAACATGTTACAATGATCAATTAGAAAATCAAAGTTTTGATTGTATTGAGTGTCCGATTGTTTAGCAACAAACAATGCCTTGTTACGCTCTGCAATTGCATTACAATCTTTAACCAACTGTTGATATTTATCAGTTGGCAAATTAGATATACGTTCAATTTCTGCAACAATCATATTTGCTCGTTTATTATGATCAAGTTCTAAATCATACGCTTCATTAATATACGGACTAAACGTTTCAAAGCCTAATTCTCTAACTTGTTCTAAAAAATAAGGAGTAGAAAATGCAATAAATGGCCTAACACACACAATTGGTTTATATCCTTTTTCTGACATAAAACTTGGTGCTAATTTTCTATGATATATATTATCCGGACCTGTTGGTGCATAATAAAAATCATAATGTGTTTCTACTAACACATGAATATCTGCAGAAAATACAGTTCTATATGTTTCATCATCCCAAGCATTTAAAAGAACATTTTTTTTTAATTTATATGGAATATTATCCATCCATTGTAACACATCATGCCCTATTGATCCAAAATTAGTTTTATGTAAGTCTTCTAGCATACGATCTTTATCAAAATGAATTACTTCACCATATGGGTGAATATTATAAAAACTATATATAAAATCTTTTAATAAATTTCTTTCAGCTAACCTAGCATATAGATGTAATCGCCAATTTACATAACGTCTACTTAATGCACTAAATTTCTTTGTAATTAATCGATCATTAATTAATAATTTCGAATTCACTAGCCCTATATTATAAATTCCAATTGTAATACCACGTATGTTTAATTCGTTTAATCTATCTTCAAGAAATGATTTATGAACTTCATCCATGACCAGCATAAACATTTTACTGGTAGGAATTTGTTTTAGATCAATTAAATTTTTAATCTGTTCTGCTAATTCACATGTAAAAGTTTCATTACAATTTTCATATAAGAATTTTGCTGTAGGCTCAGAGCGTAAATGCTCCCAATGAATATCATCGAATGCATTCACTATTGTGCCGCCGTGGTAGGGATGATAATGATAAATTACATCAACATCAGATTTCCAATCGCTTAATGATTTAAAATGTGTAGCTTTATAAGTTAAATGATAAAATTGTCCGCTTCTGTTGTAAATCATTATAGTACTCCATATTTTTCTACGATTTTATCCAATTCTATATTTTTCATACTGTATAAATGTTCGGCATTATATTCAAGTATGTCTTTAACCTTGTATGAGAATTCAATTTTTTGCTCTTCAGACCACTTGCTTATGAGTTCAACTAGATCAAATATTTTATTAAATCTAACCTCATGGTCAGTTTCTTGATCATAACTTTCATCCCAAAACTCACTAAACGTTTTGAATCCCATATCTCTTATATGTTGTAAACTGCCCGGAGATGCAATTATAATAAATGGTTGTAACTGTGCAATTGGTTTAAATGTCTTTTCAGTCACATGAATTATTTTATTAAAAAAGAAAGTTTCAGTAATGATATTAATTAAAGAGTTTTTATAAAATGTTTCTAAATCATCGGGGCTTGACTCCATAGGATACAATTCAAAATCAGGTTTGTCTAATACCAAAGGCAATGTTGATTCACACCTAGCAATGTCCTCAATGGTAAAATTATATTGTGGATGATTGTGAACTAAGTGCGATATAGTAGTAGTAAACGATTGACCTGATCCCGGTTGCGTCTTTGCCATACTCATATAAAAGTCAGCTAATAATTTACGTTTTTCCATCATCATAAAAAATATTAACCTATGCGAATGGTATCGCCTATTAAAACATAAAAATGTTTTATTTCTACTTCCAGGCTCATATGTTGTTAATGGTTTATTAACATCAATATCAGTTCTATCAATTCGTGTAGTTGGAATATACTCCATGTGCATTTCAGGTGCTATACTATGTCTAGCACAGTGATCAATATAAATTTCTTGCCCATTGGCACAATGTGAAATGTATATAATTTGTGATAATGGAATTTGTTTGTAATCAAAATAGTGTTTCATTGACTGTAAAAATACATCATCGAGAAAGCTTTCATGTAATATAGTGATTAAAATAAATGCTTCTTTATTTTTTACACGAGATATAATTTCAGGGGTTATATTGTTGTGATCTAACAATCCGTCATTGATATGAAACATATGTAATATATCTCTATAATTATAATTCCCAAAATTTATTTCATATAAAAATACATCAGTTGGTAATGTGCAGGCTGGTATAATATTACAGTTAGATTTAAATTGAGTATAACAATGTGGTATATGATGGAAATCCCAACGTATAGTGTTAGGGGGATCCATCACGTATTGATCAACTAGATCAATCATTGTAGGTACTCTATTATTAGTGATAGGGCCGCGTGGACCAATCCATTCATAGACAAAATTCAATTTCTTAGTCATTTAAATCCTTGCATATATTATGAAAATTTATCATTTCCGGAAATGTATTTAAAAAATCAGTGCCCCTTCGTGTATCTAATTCATTAAACCAATTATAGAAATCCTTACGTCCTTCATCTAGCTTATCATCATCATACGTAGTTGTTGCCATATAATCGACCACTCTTCTAAACTTTTCAAACTCCACGGATGAAAACTTGTTGGGATTAGAGTCATCTAAATTGTCTTCCATAAATTTTAAACTATCATGCATGTATGGCATAAACTCGTCTTTGGGTAGAATATTCATATCGTATTGCAATGGTTCTTTTAAGTACGGTGTATCAAACCTAACCATTTGTGGTTGATCAGTTTTGTTATATGGATTATATATTCTTCGCCACTCTAGTATTTTAACCAATAATTGTTTAAATGTTGTTACACATAAAATATTAAAGGTAATCATAAAACTTATAGGTTGTCCGGTTTCTTTAAGATATGCATCAAAGTTACGTTCCCATAATATTAAATCAAGTCCAGTTCTAACATATTCCGCTCGTGGACCCCAAGTATCGATACTAGTGTACAATTTAAATCTCTTAATACTGTTAGATGCTGTGAGAGAGTTAATTGACTCAATCATTTTATCTACTAATCTAGATTTAACTCCCAAGTTACTATTGATATTCAATTCAAGATTAGGCATTGGGTCTTTTTCAAGACTATCTAATAATTTCCATGTGCTGGTGTGCATCAATGGTTCGCCGCCCGTTATACGTAGAATAGATAATGTTTTACGCAGTTCTGGCCACCATTGCCACCAAGCATCAACATAAGGATTTTTTTCTTCTCTTTCATATAAGTTCATCCAATCAATATCACAACGATGATTCTTTACAGTGGTAACAGGACCAAACTGTTTGATTTCATTATAAAATCTACTGCTGGCCTTGGGATGACAATATCCGCATTTGAAATTACATTCATTACCAAAACTAATTTCTACATATTCTGGATTTATATTTTGATCCCATGGGCCCGTTACAGCTTGTTTGTATCGTTCTTCGGTGAATATACTAGCAGTCTTAATATGCCTGTCACTGACATAGTCAGGGCCCATTGATTCAATATTCCAACAATATTGGCATCCTTTGGTTTTAACACCCTCTAACATCTCTTTACGTTCTAACTTCTTATGAGAAGTATTATGCAATGCACTGGGATTATCTTTGAGTTCTTCTAAATTTATTGTGTGTGGTGCAGGATGATAACAACTATGTGTTTCACCTGTTTGTAAATATAAAGTAACATGATGCCATTTAGCTAAACAAAATGTTGGGCTTGTTTCGTTTACAATAGATATAACGGTTTTAATTCGGTGTTGTGCATTGTCCATTTATTGTGCCTTTATTATTTTTATGTTTGTATAAAATTCTGCAAGTTCTGGGAACGTATCTATAAATTTTTTATTCCTAATGGTATCATAGTATTCCGTGTTTTCTTTAAATTCTTGTTGTGCAATTTCATTAACCGACGATGAATCTAACTGACTTATTACGTTTTTTATTTGATTTTTTATCATGCTATAGTTACTATCTGATAGTAAATCCATAGTTTTAATTTTATCTAATAACTTATCTTTAATATTATTTTTAATGTCAGCATTAATAATGTTAAAACTGTAAAAATTTGGATTAATAATATTATAAAACGTTACGTTGGTTGTGTCATCAACAAAATTGTTTTCAATCATATAATCTATAAATTCTGGAATTGTATAAACATTGAACACAGATATCACAGATGAAATACCTATGAATATATGAGGGCATGATTCTTTAACTTTTTTAATATTTTGTACGATAGTTGGCCAATCGGTACCTTCTCGAATGTATTCAGCTCGACTGCCCCAACTATCTAAACTTACGTTTAAATGAATATTGGAAAACTCTTTCCATAACTTAATTACTGATAAATTTTTAAAGGTCAACGAACTTAAATTAGAATTATATCTAATTTTTATATTTGTATTTCCGGTATTAATCAAATATTCAAGTATTTCGTAATGTTTGTCCATTAATAAAGGTTCGCCACCAGCAAAGTAAATTTCTTTAATTCCGGTTATATGAGGTCTAAGCTGATCAAATAATAAATCATTATTTTTTCCTCCTGAAAAAATAAAAACTTTTTTATTTTTGCCTTGCTTGTTATCTTCAGTGGCCCAACTAGAACTATATGTACTAGAACAGCTTCGACATTTGAAATTACAGATGTTGCTCCATCGTATGTCAAGATATTTTAATTCCATTGTTTCCAAAGATCCATCCTGGTTTGTGTCATGTACTAAATTTATAGATTCTGAAAGATACGAGGCATTCGATGATTGTCTAAAACTATGCACATTTGCATTTTCATTTTGATAACAAGCACTACATTCATCACATTTTTTACCTGTTAACATTTTTAATCGCATTGACTTATATCGATCATTGTTCCATATTTCACTAATTGAATTTTGCTGTACATTACCTAACGGTTTGGTATAATCTCCAATACAGCAAGGTAGTACATCTCCATCTGGGTTTGCGTAAAAATGTATCCAGGGCAGTATACAAAATGTATTGGACTGTTTTATAGCAATTTTAAATTGTTGATTTAACCAATTGTAATCGTTGATATTACTGATCGGTTCTTGGCTCAACGCATATTTGTTACCTTGCTCTGCTCCTAATTTTGCCCATTTATAATATTCAGCTGTGACATCTGGATTTAACCATGCTTGCAATCGTTTGTTAGATTCTGCATCTTCTTTTTTAGATAACTTGGCACATTCTCTAAATGCGGTTCTCCATGTGGCACAATCAGAAGTGTTAAATTTAGTAATGTTGCTAATTTTATTGATTACTTTTAACTTTTTTGATACACTTAATGTTAGGTCAGTACCCCATGATTTAAGATATTGTATCTTCGACTTGCTAAACAGCTTAACACCTCCGAAACCATAAGTCAAACCATTAACCGGATTTATACTATTCCAAACATAGGTGCAATCTCTATCAAATATATTTGGTTGGAAATCAAATTGCCAATCATCCAATAAGTATGCATCTCCATCAACTACATAGAACATGTCAGACTTGGCTAATTTAGCCGCTGCCTTATGTGCTTCAAATATACCAGTAACTCTATCTACTCGTTTGGCCCAAGGTGCTTTTTCTAATACACGTTGCCAATTATCTTCAGCATTTAATTCATAGTAACTAATAAAAATAACATCTAACTGTTTGGCAATGTTAGGTAATAATGTATCAATTTGTTTTACTCCTGCTGTATCATCAATGGCTGTTGCACTTAACGCCCAAATATTAGTTTGATTAGTTATAGATCGATCCAACATCCATACATGTTCATATTTAAAATCATGCCAAGGGATAACATAATCTATATCATAACTTAATTTGGGTAAATTAGGATTATAGGTTATTTTGATAATTGGACTGACATAATCAATTATCTTAGACCCGTCAAGTTCAGTGGATACTTGTAAGGTAAATGCCCATATATCATCTTCACCATTTTGTAGGTGTTTGCGATCCAACATCCATACATGTTCATATTTAAAATCATGCCAAGGGATAACATAATCTATATCATAACTTAATTTGGGTAAATTAGGATTATAGGTTATTTCAATTTTGGGACTAACATAATCAATTATCTTAGACCCGTCAAGTTCAGTGGATACTTGTAAGGTAAATGCCCATATATCATCTTCACCATTTAATAAATGCTTACGGTCTATCATCCACACATGTTCAAATTTAAAATCATGCCAGGGGATAACATAATCTATATCATAGGTCATGGGCGGTAAGTTTGTATTATAGGTTATTTCAATTTTGGGACTGACATAATCAATTATCTTAGACCCATCAAGTTCAGTGGATACTTGTAAGGTAAATGCCCATAAATCATCTTCACCATTCAATAAATGTTTTTGATCCAACATCCACACATGTTCAAATTTAAAATCATGCCAGGGGATAACATAATCTATATCATAGGCCATGGGCGGTAAGTTTGGATTGAGTATCACAGTATATTCTGGACTAATTGTGCCTATCCATTTCCAATCTTTAGGAGCTCCCCACATGGGTTTAAATTTAATCACCCATAATCTTTTATCAGCAGAGGATATATGTTTATTATCTAAATCATATGCACACTCGTAGATCAAATCCCAATAAGGTGGACAGCATTCATTGACATCAACACCGAGGTCAGGTAATACATCATTGAAAGATACTTCTATATCTGGAATTATATATCCCATGTGTTTAGTACCTAATATATCCCCCTCAACTAGTTGACAGCTGAATACCCAAACATCCTCATCTAATGGATTAAATCTAGGATCCATGTACCATATTAACTGGTAGTTCTTTTCCCATGGACTCGGTTGATATAGTCCGTAGGGGTTATCTTCAAACGTAATTTGTTTATCAACATCTGAATTGTAGGACCAGATTATTTTGGGTTTAACAATTTCAACCTGTTCATACCCGTGATATGGATACCAATCTTGTTTAAATATCTTAACTATCCATTCTCCCTGATAGCTAAGTATTACACATTTCCTTGTATCAGGAATTGTATCTACATAAAACTTTAAATCAGTATCCCATTGCTCTGGAATATTATTGTTGGGGTTTATTACCCAAAATTCCTTATGCCCTTTGCCCAATCCAAACAATTGAAAATCGTAGTGTAAAGGATCGCCAGTCCATGTTATGGCTGCGACTTTTTTTGGTGAGAGTTGATAGAGGTGTTCGAACATTATACTACTAATTATCCTAGCAGTTAATGATGTCTAAAATATTATAAAATATTTGTTGGTAAGGTCACGATAGCTGTTGCGGTAGTTATAACAGCCGTTGGCAGCATACTCACAGTTCTAATCGGTGCCCATGTAATGACTTTGTTACTGACAGCAACTGACCAAGCAGAAGCAGTGGCATTTTCAAACACATGAGCTATTACAATTCCAGATTTTGTAGGGTTGTAATATATATTGTAATCATACACTAATGGTTGGTTATAAACCACTGTGGTACCCTGTAATATCGTGTAGCCAGTGTAACTCTTAAGGGATGCTGATATTTCACTTGTTACAATAAATTTATATTCAACCCCATCAACCAACACTGGATTGGCACCATTTGTGTTAGCTAACAATGTGTTCCCATAATATATAGTGGTATCGAAGTCATGCGATACGATACCGGCCCAGAATGATTCAATTTGTGTAGATGGATACACTGGGTTAGGATTAAATGGTACACCGGGCGGTAGTGGTGGAGTTACGGGCGTTGGAGCGGCACTCACATTACCAATAATCATACCTTGACCTTGAACATAACCATTGGCAATTGCAGCATTATTACAACGTACAACCACAGAAAAATGTCCACCTGGGTTTTGAGCAAAATAGTTAGTAGACTTGAAGGTAAACTCAAACGTACATCTGCCAGGACCAAGATTATAATCATTTGTGGTTGTGGAGGTCAGTTCATAATAATCGAGTGCGGGGCTATTATTATTAAATGCCCACGATGATGAATCCACAGTTACTCCATTTGGAACAATCGTGGGCAGTGATGAAGACAAAGTTGGTACTAGACTATCAAATCCTCTAAACAATAGTGTTCTTGTACCATCACCTAGGGGTCCTGAGTTTAATTGAGAATACCGGCCGTTGATATCCGAATTAGAATAATAGTATAATGCTCTGGTTAAATTTTTTAAGGTAGCATCAAATTCTGCATTTCCACTGAGTTCTCTTAGATTGTTTAACGCTATGGTTATATTACCTCGTCCATCATGATTAACAATAAACATAGATTTATATCCCGGACTTTGCTCATATCCAAAATATTGCTCGTAATTATAACCCTCAGTGGTTTTTCTAATATAATTCGGAACAATATCGTTGTCAAGTGACCCACTTAGGTAGGTATAACTATATTCGGTTAACACAAAACTCCAAACATTGGCCCAATACGGGAATTTAAGATTGGAACTTCTTGCTCTATAACTCAAATTATTTACATCAACTAGGTTATAACCTCCTTGGTCATATCGAGAGGCATAATCTCCCCCCATACCAACTCCAATGGTTAATATACGTTGATCATTGATAGTATCAAGACTCATTCCAATAATACTATTATAACTCGAAGCGGGACTGACCCAACTGGCTAGATTGTTATATTTTAAATAATCAATGTCAACATAGCTGATATTTGTTATAGTTTTGGTTCCTAAAAATTGACCCGATTCTGATACCGACACTGTTAAAGTAGACCGGTATGTGCCTGTGTTATTGTTTACTAGGTCAGGATTCCAAACTATATGAATAGTATTGACTGTGCCTGTGGTCACTGACCAGCCGGGATCACCCGATATACTGGTATTAAATGTTAAATTTGTACCAGTATATGTTACCCCATTCGTACGTTTATTAAGTATGATATCAGTTGAATTGGTTTGACCCAAAATTGTAGTATATGTGACAAATGTACTGTTCGATGCCACAATGTTTTCATCATTGCTGATACTTTGATACGTATTGACTTGATATTCAGGATTTTGTGCATTGGAAAAGAACACAAGGCTGTTGATATATTCACCGGGTGCAATTGCTGTATAGGAAATTAGAAATGATGCAGTTGTACCCGCTAACAAAGTGACATTTGTACCACTGATGAGACTTTGAGCCACTGTTCCATAAAATTTTGGAATAATAACACGGCTTTTTACCAATGAACATGTAAAATCAAAACTGGTTAGAGTAATAGTGGTTCCACCGTCATTGTATAATATTAAATTTTGTATATCAGATTCATCTCTTGGAGAAGAAACAAACGTTACCGGGGTAGATACTCTTAACACACCATAATTAGCCACAGGTGCTGTTAATGTTGCTCCGTCAAGAGTCAATGTAGTGGCAACCACAGCAGGTGGTGGACAATATATAGAAGCAGTGGAATTTGTTGCACCGACAGCACTTTTTATTTTTATGTTTACAGCTACTTGAGTTGCCATTATTGATCCTTATTATGCACCACCACTGTTGGTGATGTTGGCGTAATCGTTTGCAGCAGCCTCGGCAGCAGCAGCAGCAGCGGCGGCGGCGGCGGCAGCAGCGGCGGCAGCAGCGGTGGCAGCAGCGATGGCAGCATCTGCTATAGCGGTAGCAGCAGGGGCGTTGCTTGCAGCCAAATTTACTGGCGTAGGGGCCGGAACATAGTTATCGTACCAATATTGGGCAAATGCAGCACCTTCGACCGGACCAGTAATTAAAGGACCGTCAAATGTAGCAGGATCTAAATGTAATAAAACTGTTATATACCACGTTCTAAACTGTTGTCTAACTAGATCTTTATTAGCTGCATACGCTGCATCAAGGGCCACTTGTACTGGATCTACTGGTGGAGGTGGTGTTGGGGGGCCAGAGGTATTACCACCCGGGCCAGTGACGAAAGGACCAATGACAACAATGTTGCTTGCAGTGTTAGAGGCGGTGGTGCTGGTGGTGGCAGTGGTCTGCGTGTTTTGATACGTTATTGTAAAATCCACAATATTTTCCTCAGCGGATTTCACAGCTACCACACTGATACGCAGGGTACCACTGGAGTAATTTCGAGTCACTGTGCTGCCCGATACAAAATTACTACGATAATATTTGAACTGTTGATCAGGTGTGCTGGCAATATAGTTGAGCCAATTGGCCCACTCAATATCAAGGTCATTGGCTCCACTGCCTTCATAACTGGGCGACCAAGCAATATAATTACCATTGTTGAAATAATATCGTGCAATTAGAGCCGTGGACCAAGCAGCTCTGACCTGGTGAGTTATGATACTGGTACCATTGGCACCCCAGGCCGAGGTGCGTGTGCTACTGGTATTGACTGAATACACAATGGTGCTTTCGCCAGTGTGTTGAAATTGATTGGGATGACAGGTATATCTATTGATCAAACAATAATCCACCATGGCCTTGATTTGATTGTAAAACACAGCCTTGATCACATTACTACTAGTGGATATGTTGGACACAGTGTTGGTACTGGTGACCAAATTACTGATGTGTGTGTACACACTACCCACATTCCTTAACAAAGTATTGGCTTGATCTGCACTGATTATACTGCCGGTTATTGTGGGGCTGACCACGCTGATCCCATAACCATTCTGACCTATACTTCTTATATCAGCAGCGATACTTTGAATAGCATTGAAATCAGAACTTAATGCTAGGGTTCCTGAAGTGGTTGGTAGTGACATATCAGTATTTATATCTAGATTTCTTATCCCGGTTATAGTATAATATTAAATATGTTGATAACCAACTACAACCAAGGAACATACCATCAATGACCAACAAAAAATTAGGCATCATCCAAACTAGAGGGCTGGGCGATATAGTACTGGCCCTACCCATTGCACTACATTATCGAGAACAGGGCTACGACATTTTCTGGCCCATAACCGATACGTGGGTGGAACAAATGAACCACTACGTGCCCTGGATCAAATGGATACCCGTGCCCCAAGATTCCGGAGCTTTCTTCTACGATATCCCCATGCAACGTTTGAAGAATTTTAAATGCGACGAGATACTGTGCTTGTACAATTCACTGACCGGACACCCTGAATTTGCTGAAGAACCCTACTTCCAATTCACTACGTTTGATCAATACAAATATACCAAGGCGGGCGTGCCGTTTCTGGACAAATGGCGCTTGAACGAATGTATTACACGTGACCCCGAGAGAGAACAGACCCTCTACGATAAAAAAGTTAAAAATCCCAACTATATAGTCACCCACTTGACCAGCAGTCAACATACTGTACCCTTTGATACTAGTATTGTACCCCCAGATTGGGATATAATAAACATAGACTCAGATGGCTATATATTTGATTGGCTTAAAATTATTGAAGGCGCTCAGAGCATAGTTATGACTAACTCAGTGTTTGCTAACATGGTTGATCTACTGAAAATAGGCGATGACAAATACTTTATACCCTTGCATCATCTGAACTGGAGCCCAACGTTTGGCACAACATGGCAGTGGCTGAACAACACAGAACCCTCACAATGGCAAAAAAGTATTACTGCCCAGAGCTAATGTACACTGTCTAAGACGCCCACGAGAATAACACATTCTTTGGGCTATCTAAGGCAGCATAAGATCCAATGCTACTAATGGTACTGGGCTTTGAGGCTAGATCCTTGAAACTACTGACCCTGAACTTTTCCCACTTACTATATCTACCCGTGTTCTCATTGTACTTGGTGCGTAATAGATGCTGGTTACTTTCCCCATACTCGCGTAGATCCTCCCAATGAGCTTTGGGTAAAAAGAAATAATCTAATTCCTCACGGAACTCATTGTATATCACTGCACGTATATCCCCAGCTTTGGGCGTGAGAGTCTTTCGACTGAGTATGTTACCAATTACTGCTGTGCGATCATGACGTCTACATGTGCCCGTTTTGGTGTCACTGAAATCACTATTGTCATAATGGTTTTCATCAACAAACTCATATTCCCCTACCCTACACATGGCCACTTCCACTATATGCTCTACATTGTAATGACGCCAATTGGCTAATATAGTGCTTAATTGCCCGGGAAGAGCATACTCAGGTAAGTGAGCATGAGCTATGTCTTGAAGTATCCGTTGATGTTTGTTCATAGTACATAGTATAAGATCACTTACACGTACAGAACAATCAACTTGACAAACATACATTTCCACTGTATACAAATACCCCGCTGTAGCACTATAAGAGATTAGCTGTGTGCGTGAACTATATACACTATACACAAATACCCCGCTGTAGGGGTCCCCTTTAAGGGTCCTCTGGACGCAGTGAAAGGTTGAGATTTATTGGGGAGGGCAGGGGTATTACTGAGGTTTGAGGTGAAAACCATTTTACGATAGCCTCCAAACCCCACAGTGCTCCATTCTAAATCTACCCTAAAAAACGCAGAACCCCACCGTGAAACCAGGAAATTTGGTAGGAAATCCCCAAGAATTTGTGGAGTTTTGCTCCTTTTCTGTGAGTAATTTGCCACATAGTCAATTGCTCGCTGAGGGGTGCTCACTGTATAATAAGTACTTGGTTAGAGCATTGGACTCCACTCTAGATAATAAATAACTATATGAATCACTGTATATACTGTAGTAAGGAAATTAATAGCACACGCTCAAAACAGCAGCACGAACTTCGCTGTAAGCATAATCCACAGGCTATAGTAGTTAAAGCATCATACGGCATGTTAGGCAAACAAGGAAGAAATCAATATTCAAAAGCAAAGGATGAAGGAAGACAGGAACCAAAACAGACTTCCGAATCTAGGGCTAAAGGATTAGCAACTAAAATTAGAAATGGAACTCTAACTCATACTGAAGAATCAAAAAAGAAATTATCCGACTCTATGAAACGGGCTGTACTGAAAAACCCCGCAGCATATACCAGCAGTAACCGAGGACGAACCAAACAAATCATAGTTGACGGAGTTAAACTACAAGGGCAATGGGAAGTTGACTTTTATAAATGGGCAACTGTTGAAGGATTAGCGCCGAAAAAGGTTGAACAAGGGTTTCCCTATATATGGAATGATAATGAACACGCATACTTCCCGGACTTTTATATTCCCAGTCTGGACATATACGTAGAAGTTAAAGGTTACGAAACCGACCGTGATCGGGCCAAGTGGTTGCACTTCCCTTATAAGTTGTGTATAATAAAAGCTAAGGAAATAAAACAAATCCGTACGGGTAGTTTTAGAGGGTTGGTAGCTTAGTGTCCTAAAGCAGTGTTCTCATAAAGCATTGATCGTGGGTTAGAATCCCACCCAACCCACCATAGTGTATATAGTGTATATAGAGTATAAACCGTAAACGCAATGATAAGCATAACCGATGAGAAGAGGGGCCGGAAGCCCGAGTATATCTCCTTGCTGTGCTGAGTAGGAATCGTAGATCCACGTTAGTTGCGTTGAATCAGTGACCGTACCCTTCCGGTGGTCGAGGCTAGTGTATTAACTTACGCAGGAACCAGCTGATCGGGGGATTATCCTGAAACTCGCGGAGATAATCCACTGATTAATAGGACTCAAATGGGTCCTATTATCTTTTTGAACCTTTTACTACGTAGAATCGACTTATTGATCTGATAATGCGTTTGCGGCCTCTATACGCATTATGAGATAATATTATCGGTCGGTTTCTCTGTAGTAAAAGGTTCGTGTTTAACTACAAGCGTATTGACGAGCGGGGATTAACTTATTATCCTCTATATACTTTAATACTGTATAAAAGTGTTCTCTGGGTAATGTATCCTGCCGCATAATATTATCATGCAACTGTGCAGCATTTAGAGTATTATTAAACACTTGTAGTGCAGCAGCATTATGAGTAATATCATCTGCACACATTTTAAACATAATAAAGTCCGTTTCATTTTCATCATAAAACGCTACAGTATTAACAAGTGGGATCATTAACTTATTAATAGCTACTGCATGTTGTGTCATTTGCTTGCTCATTTTGGTTCCTTTTTAAAATTAAACAAACTCAATATTATTTGTACGCAATTGTTGTTTTACAATTTGTACAATACGTTCTTTATCTTTTTGCAATGTTTTATATACTATATCACCGCTAACATAATCACATTTTTTTTGTGTAGGAAATACATGTACAGTATCTCCATTATCATTTTGTTTTGTATGTACATTAAAGGCAACTATAATCTTATATAGTTCCGTTTTTTTATTGTACATTAACTTGGCTTTAGCAAGTGTATTAACTGCTTGTGCAAACATGTCAGCTCCTTTGTAGTGTAAGTGTATTGTAACACCGTTTTGGAGTGCCGTCAAGTGTGGCTTTATATACACGGTCATAGTGTAGGGGGATTGACAAAGTGGCAAAAGTGTTGTATAATACATTTTTAACAGAAAGTAAACAATGCGTAAAGTAACTCGAGCCCATGCTGTAGCAATTAACAAGTTAATGCTGCCTCTCATTAATACTGTTTGCGGCTATTTTGACCCCACAGATAATGACATCGATTTGTTTAAAATGTACGCAGACGACATTGCACATAATGTTGCTGCATTATGTGTGTTCAATAGCACATTAGACGCTAGTGTATTACACAATAATATTATGTTACAGGATACTAGCCCGCGTGAGCATTTTTATACAGTGTTAAAGTATATAGAAGATAATGCGTTAATTAATGCTAATGCATTTTGTTGCAGTTAAACACAGCACAAAGGCCCTGCTTGTTGTAGGGTCTTT